CGAAGAAGCCAGTAATACCGCGGCTGTCAGCCAGCTTGCCCATTGCCGCGAAGAGTCCACCAGGTTCCTTGATACCCATGGCTACGGCTGTTTTGGCAAACTCACCGTCATACGGTGCTTTCTGCATCGGATCGGTGGGAGTTTCTATTTTGGTTTTCTCAGCGGTCAGAGCAGAGGTAAGTTCATTCAGCTTCTGCGTGGCCTGGCCACCGTAGACAGTCAGTGCTGCTTCCTGATCGGGACGCAGTTTCATGTTCTCATTCAACTCAGTCTGTAACCTGGTCCAGGCAGGCTGAGACATCTTGGACTGCGTGGCAAGATTACGAGCAAGCATGACAGGATCAGTATTGGGATCAGCCTTGAATACCTGATCGAGGATGTCTCCACGGAGAGTCGTATCAGTCTCTTCCTGGCGCCGGCCCTTGAGGATAGCCGCACGATCCACTACATCATTTGTCTGGTTCACTCCTGCATCGATACCCTTGTCGATGGTGGAGTAGTCAAAGTTGGGATCACCGATCTGTTCCCTGGCCTGCTGCTTGAGAGCAACCGGATCTCCACCGGAGAAGTCCATGCTGGCAAGCAGGTCATTCGATGTTTTGTCATTCTGCTCGGCGACAGCTGCCTGCTTCAGAGCCAGGCCTTTCTTCATGTAGTCCACGGCGCCGGCGTTTGCCTCTTCCTCTGTACCACCCTGGCTGAGAATAGAATTCTTGAATGCTTGACCTGCAGCCGCAGCTGATTGATCGGTGTCAAATACAGTATTGGCCTCTGTAGTCGCGGCATTACCAGCCAGGCCCTGGAGCTTTGCCAATGTTGCAGCTCTACCTTCAGCCACCGCAGCCATATCAACCTGGGCACCGAAGCGGTCCTGACCGGAACCAATATCATAATTGGGGTCCTGGGCGTGGAAGGCTCCGAGATTGGCTGCAGCCTCGCTTTCACCAATCATGGTGTTGGTATTGATCCGAGCCTGGTTATCCCAGTTCTCATTGTTGAGTTTTCCCTGGTTCGCAATCAGCTGTTGCAGCTGGGCGCCCGCGGTGTTCAGACTCTGGCTGGCCTGGCCCATGCCAAGCATGCTGGCCCGGAAGTCCGGTGCATTGATGTTCTGCCATGTTATTGGCATGTTGCACCTCCTAAGAGTTGCTGACCAATCATGATCAGATTGTTTTTTATTCTTTGGGGAACTTCTTTGGCATTGGCCATAGCAACCAGATAAGCACCCTTTGCCTTACAGTAGGCAGCGTAAGCTAATTCTGGTGTGGTAAACAAACCGAGATGTTTGCTCTTACCATTGCAGCTAAAGCGAGCACGGTATTTTCCGAAAAGACTATTGACACCCATAGGTAAGTCTCCCCTACTGGCGCGACTATCCAATAAGATATTGTTCAACCATCTTGGAATAAAAACACATGCTTGGGGGGAATAGACTGTATTACCCAAAATGATTAAATCTTTATCCAAGTGATAGCCTTCGATATAGTTTGCTTCAAACCATGGCACGAAATTTTGAAAATTATGCCATACCTCGTCCACGGTGCATTCAGCATAAGTAGGGTGCTTTTCTATGGATTTACCTGAGTAGCACCGCTCCATCATACCCGACCATGTTTTGTACGCTTTGGGGTGGGTTATACTGGAGTAAGCTCCGTAGTTCATAACACCAACACCATATAAGGTTTTCAGCTTATTAGGCGCCATAATCAGACCCCGTTCTCTTTCATGTAGCTGTCCGTGGTATTGCGTCCAGTGGATGAATCACGGGCAAGCTGGCGATCACGCAGAGAAGTGTTGNTCAATGACCTCTGATTCTCAAACTGTTTGCTGAAAGCCTCCTTTTCAAACTTGAGACTTTTCTTTGCCAGGTCGAGATTTTCCAATCCGAGGTAGGCATTGACACCAGCAGTAGCGAGACCGGCCATAGGACCGAGAATACCAGGAGTCTTGAAGCCATCTACAGTGCCACCGAAGGCACTAACCATCCAGGGATTCTGCATGAATCCACCGGCACCTCCTGCAGGAGTCTCTGGGGAAAATCCGTTCATTCCGGGAAGAGCACTTACTCCAGGTATGAAACCTGGACTGTTTATAGGATTGGATTGATTGGTAATATTAGCCAGCATGGCAGGATCCCATCCAGCATAACTGGGATTGCCTCCTTGCATGAACTGAGAACTGAAAGGATTACTCCATGGGGTATTGAAACCGGACATTACATTCTCCTTATTTTGAGTTTAATTGTACTCTGGCTCGGGTAACTTTAGCATAATATCATAATAATTTTCAATTACATCTAAAACTTTCGTTCCTATGTTCCCGGTATGGACTGTCCGACTGTAGAAAGCATCCGGAGTTTCTACCATGAACACCTGTCTGCGGGGATTGCCTGTGAATATCAGAGGGTTATACGCAGTATGCATTTCAAGCAGATCCTGCGCTTCCTCCAGTTCTTTCATCTTGGCTTCAGAATCTGCGCTGAATTCCTCATACTCCTGTTGAACGCCGGCGAATGCTTGCTGGAAATACGCGCTGCTTGCATCAATGATGGACATACCCGCATTGAGCATCATCTGTGCATTGGGTATCGACAGCTTAGACAACCCAGGTAAACCCCCCATACGATACATAGCGGCAACAGCTACAACTATGCCAAGTACCAATCCCAGTTCACCGCCGATTTCTTTCACCAGATATTTGAAAGCAAAGCTGACGCCTAAAGTTAGCAGCACATCCCAGGCAAGAGTCAGAAGTAAAGCCATTATTCCTTGCTGTAATGTAGCGGTCAATCCAATGAGATATGTACTACCGGTGTAGATGGTAATAACTATAGAGACAATGATTACAAACAGTTTGAATATCTTGGTCTGATACCACTTCAATTTTTTTTTTACATACGCGTTGACCACCAATACGATAGAGGCAGAAAACAGATCATTCCGCTTCAGTTTTGGAAGTCTTTTGGCTATACCAAAATGCACTGGAACCAAGAGATTAAAGTTATCCTCTTCCAATGAATCGGCCAGCGAAGTAGTTACCGTATGCTTCTTGTAGACATAGTTTTTATGGATCAAGTTATGCACGGTAGTCTCCCGGTATTGCGTGGAAGATACCTGCAATCTGAACGTGACATGGGAGTCTTCATCTTCGTAGTCTCCATCCAGGGCATTCCAGCTCTCACCTTCAGGGATTATCTTGTTTCCGATGACCATCTCTTTCGTAGCATGGCCTATCTTCCCTATGACCCCTATCTTGGTGACAGTCGTGATATAATCCCATGCAAGTTCCATCTTGAGACCATGTTCAAGGATGGTTGCATTTGAAGTCAGACTAGTACCCGTACGATGAGTAGTAAGCAGATTCCGTGATGGTACTGCTGCATTTACTAAAGGGGAAAGGTAGTCCATGGACGAATACTGCTGGACTTCTCCCAGAGCAGTGAAATACTCGTTGAGATAGCGTATACAAGGAACATTGGTGGTGTTTATATCAACACCGAACATGACGTAGGCATGATCGATATCAGCAATATCCGGATTCTCGTTAAGGTTAGCAGCCAGTTCATCGATGTCTATTTTCAGTTTATGGAGCAGTGTTTTACTGGTGGTGTACAGATCATCATTGATGGAAGTAAGATCTACGTTGTCCCGGCGTAACGGTACTATAGGCAGGTAGTTGTCACTGTCAAAACTAGCTTCTGGTTGATCCAGTTGAGGATACGTTCCCGATCCCATACGGTAGAACCAGAAAATACCATTACCCGTAGGTTTGCCTGCACTCAGAACATAGTAGTAGGCTATGCAATAAGGAGATCCAACAAGCATACTGGGATCGATTGTTACCAGTTCCTGGAATACTTCTATGTTCTCTATCAGTAGGTTGTTTTCGTCTAACTGCCAGTACGAATGGAAGTACTGAATAACCGCCTGCATGGTATTGGGATACACACTGACATTCCCTACCAATACCGGGAATACCATGTCATTGTATGATGGCGTCAGTGTGAATGGATGGTTGGTTACTACATTGGTCTTTACGCTATAGCCGCGGGTACTCATAAGGTAAGGCAGCATGGCTATCTTGGCTGATAACGTATCGATGAAACTGTACTCAACGGTTACCTGTGAACCTGTTTCAGCTTCGATGATTGATTCTATTGTTGACTTGGATGTCTGTTCCAGTCCGAGCATCTTCCCTTCAGGGAGGCCGAGAACATAGTAATCCTTAGCATATTGGTAGGCATCTGTGACCTTATTGGTCATGCCCTGCATGGTTTCATTGATCAGTTCTCCGGTCAGCGATGTGCCTTTGAACACGGAGTACAGCATGACCTCGGCAATACGATTGGGAATACTGCCGGAAAGAGGGATGGTAACTGCAGATACTGATACGACACTGGCCATGGTCTCCACCTAAAAAAATGGGGAGCCGAAGCTCCCCAGGTTATTTCAATATTGAACCAGGAACAAATACTCCACTATATCGCCACGCCTATACCTGCTGCAGCTTTGCCTGCAATGGCGTTGATGGCAGAGTCATTGATGTTGCCCGGGGTAGTTGTACCTTCATCAGTAGTCCGGCGAACTGCCCAGGTATCCAGGAATGCTTTCAGAATCTTCTGTTCAGCATCTCGGGTGAATCCCGTGGTCTGAGCCGCGTATAATTCTTTCTGTTTTGCCACCGTACCATCGACAAGCGTGCCATTGTTGAAGCCCAGGCCGGCAGGGATATCGTTGTCTGTCTGTGACAGTTCGGTGACAGTCTTCTGTCTCAACAGGCCAATCTCAGCATTGAGCTTTTCAATCTGCTGACCGATGGCCAGGAACTGTACTGCCTGCTGCAGGACAGCGGTCATGGCGCCAAGATACACCGTGGAATACTCTTTGCCGGTGATGCGATTCTTGGCGTATTCTTCCTGGATGTACTTGGCTGTAACAGACATCAGGATGTCAAACACACCGGTGCCACCAATCTTACCAGAGGTAAGATCGGCAACGTCTACGGTTGATACAGTGGCTTCCTGAATACTCAGGGGGATCATCGTCAATGACATGGCCTACCTCTTAGTCAATGCTGTTGTTCAGGGCCTGCTGGGTAGCCAGTTCCTTCAGTTCTTCCTCGGTCAGCGGAGGCAGGACAACCACGTTGAATTCATTGATCAGCTTGCCCTTACGCATTTTGGCGCCAGTACGCGGATCCTTTATCGTGTAGAACACCTGACATTTGCGCTCCAGCAACTGCTGGTACAATGCGAAAGGAATGTGGTAACCGGCTTCCAGGTTGAACGGGATGAACTTCCGGATGGTGCCGATGACGCCATTGGCTACGGTGAACACGTCACCTTCACGCAGTTGCGTGGCCGGATTCATGTTATTGACAACAACCCGGATCAGCCGATTGGCCTCCATGCGATAGCGCATGTTCCTTTCTGCAATGCTTTCCTCGACTACCGGTGCTACAGGCTCAGTTGCGCCAGCGGGTGCATTCATTGCAGCTGCAATCTTCGCGGTCAATGCGGCAAGGCCAATACTCGGATGGTAGGTAATGTCCATCTGATCGGCACGCTCTTTGAGCAGACGCAGTTCCATAGCCTCAACGGCTTTCGCCATGACTACCGAGTCATCGACTGGTTCAGCGGGAGCAGCGGGAGCAGCGGGCTTTTTGTCAAACAGGTCTTCGGTAGCTGCTGCGGCATCTGTGGTGGTTTTCTCTACGGTCATGATATTTCCTTTGTGAATGTAAAGTTTAAAACCCTCCCCGGTTAAGGGGAGGGCTGTGAATTAAGATTTACGATTACTGCTCGGCTACAGTGTAGATCAGGCCGATACGCTCAGGACGAAGAGCCATGAATCCATACCACCACTTGATGCTCATGAACCCAGTCTCGCCGTAGGGGTCGGTCTTGTCAGCAGTGGCCTCGCCGGGCTTCTTGTGATAAACCTTGAACTTGGTGGACTTGCCATCGGTCTGGAAGCCGATTGTGGTGAAAGAACCGTCGCCGACAACGAGCATCGGGTAGACGTTGTACCGACCGTTGGTGGTACGGTAGCCGGCGTTGACACCTTCGGCCATACCTGCACCTGCCCAATGAAGCATCTCGGGCACGACTACGATACGGAAACCACCGATGGAACCGATCTCACCATTGAGAACCGCACCGGCAGCTGCATACTGATGAATCGGAACGAATGCCTGGTTGCCGAAGTGATCGGTCATCTTCTCGATGATCGACTTCAGTTCGGAACCAATGTACATAACCCGGGCTGCAGCGATGGTGCGGGTATCAACCATACGGGAGCCGTTGATGACCTTGGTGCTTTTCGGGGTACGGTTCTCGTCAAGAACGGTCTCAAGACGGGACAGGTCGGAATAGTCGACCTTGGACAGGGTAGCAGCAACACCGTTGATGGTAGCCTTGGTGGTAGCAACACCGGCATAGATGTAGGTGGTGGCAGCATTCAGGAGATCAATCTGAAGAGCATCCTCGGTCATTTCCGTGGCGCCGGCAAGCATCTCCCGGTTGATGTGCATCTCCAGGTCCTCGTCGGTATCAAAGTCCAGGGACTCCTGGGTGTACTCGTCGAAGAAACCGAACTTCTCCATGGTGCCCTCAAGCTCAACGCGCTTGAAGCCGACACGGTTGACACGACCACCAGTCTCCGAGAGAGCCGGGAGCTTGGCAGAGATGGAACCGATATCTTTCGAGGAACCATAGATGTTACCAGAACCAGCCTGAACCGAGACACCGAGGTTCAGTGCGACAACTGCATTGGCCGGGGCACCAGTAGCATACTTGATGCTGGGCTTGGACAGAGTGATCGTGGCCAGGCCTACACCGCCACTGTCATCAGCGCCTGCAACAGCGACAACAACCGCAGTACCCGTGGCACTGTCGACATTGGCATTGATGGTTGCAGTAGCAGCAACCTTGGTTGCATTGGTAACAGCCGGGGTCAAAGTGGGGAAGGTGATGACCGACTGCGTGGTAGCGATGGTGACACCGGCAGCATCAATACCCTGGTCATTGACGTTCCGATCATCGAGCATCGGGATGTACAGGAACTGCTTGATCTTCTTGCCGTAATGCTTCGGCATGGCAGTTACATCAGCCAGCGGCGTGAAGAACTGGAGTTTGGCCGCATCAATGAGGGCCTTTTTGGCGTAGAAATCGGTACGGATCTGAGTACCGATCGTTGAGGGTGCGGCATTAACCGGATCGTTGTAAATCTGGGACATTGTAAATTCTCCTTATATAGGCGAAAAGTTTATTTAAGTTTGGTGTACGCCGAAAGAGACAGCTTACTGAACTCGTCATCAGACAGAGCCAGTGGATTAAGCGGCTGCGTAGTTGTCGACGTGGTCTTGCTTGGTGTGACAGCTGCTGCTTTTTTGAGCTCTTTACGTTTGTCATCTGCTTCCTTCTTCGTAGGAATATCGGTATTGACTCCCGTGGGTTGGACAGCTGTTCCGAGTTTACCTTGGCCCTGGAGGTAATCACCCATGAGCTTGTATGCATCGAAATCACTGACGCCTTGGAGTTTTCCAAATCTACGTGCGCGGTCTACTTCGCTTGATACCTGCGCGAATGTGCCATTGCCTATGTGCTCATTAATTATCGCGATAATGTGAGGTGACGCGGCTATGGTATTGCGGCTGGCATCGTCCCAAGTTTCAGACACGACCTTCAGAGTCTGGTTGTATGTCGGCGTCTCCTGGATCTGCTCCAGGACTGCGTCCAAATCCATCTCCAGGTCACTGACCTTGGGGGTCTTCGGGGTGTATCCATCTGCTGCAGTCGTGTCGATCGCAAGCGGATCTATGCCAGCATCCTTGATCAATTTGGTGATTGCAGCAGGGTCTTTCTTGGAGAGGTCGATGAGGTAGCTGAGTTTGCCTTCATCCAGCAGCTCATTCCTCTCCAACAACTTCATGATCTTCAGGGACGGTTTGAGCCCCTGCATCTTCTTGTGGTAGTTGGCGCCGAACTGCATCAGCTGGATGATCTCGTCCGTGTTCTGGACCTTGATCTCTCCACCGTTTGCCTTGAACGGGGCCATCAATCTTTCGTACTCCGCCTTGTAATCAATACCTGCATCCGGTGGCGGATCAGCCTCCACAGGAGGATCAACCGGATCAGCTGCAGGAGGATCGACAGGATCCGGAATTACCGGATCAACCACCTCCGGTGGATCAACAGGATCAACTTCAACCGGATCGGTTGGAGGATCGATGACCGGATCAGCAGGTGGATCTACAGGAACACCCGGAGGACCTGCGAGCTTTGCAAAATCCTCATCGGACATCTCCATTACGCTGGGTGTCTCTTCGTTAAGGTCTGCCATGATTAGGCTTCCTCATCAGCCAGTTCAACGAGATCGTTCTCGTAGTCGTTGAGAGCCTTACGGGACATCTCGCCGATACGTTCGATAGCAATCATGTACTGCTCAATGACACCGACCGCAGAAATCCTGGCCTGCAGTGATGCCTGGGTAGACGGGTCCTGGCAGGCCGGATCGGCCAATGCTTTGACCACGCGAATAGCTTCCGTACCGGAGAAGCCATCGATGAATACCCGTTTGAAGTCCTTGTTCTTTCTCAGGCGAATGAGTGCATCGACCATGGCGATCTTGTCTTTTGCGGTCTCAATGTCCATCTCAATCTGCCTTGACTGCTCTTCACGTTCGGTCATGTTCAGTTCCTTGTGTCCTCCCATCAGGGAGATAGTTGAAATTACGATTGAACCAGTAAGGCTCAATCACTTGGCTGCAGCTTTTGCTGGAGCCGGTTTCACCATTGCTTCTATGATCTTGGTTTTGGCCTGTGATTCGGCCTGTCTACCAATCTTCTGTAGGTCACGTTCCTGCTTCACACCGGATTCCTGCTCGACATAGTCCAGGTCCTTGTTGTCTGCGTCACTGGCAAGCTGACGGGCCTTGGCCTGCTCTGTACCGATCTTGGCTGCAGTGAGTTGCGTGTTCACCTGCTCAGTCGGGATAGCTGCACCCTTCAATCCAGCAGTCGCATTGTGAGCTGCAGCCTGAGCCTGCTCGTTGGCAATCTGTGCAGCCAGAAGCTGCAACTCAAGTTCGGCCTTCTTCACTGCCATCGGATCAGGCTGTGGCTCGAACTCTTCAATGCGTTTGGCCAGAGCTGGCATCTTCCGAAGACGAGCAATGTCAGCCAGGATCATGCGAGACAGCACAGGGTCCATGTTGTTACCCGTGGTCTGCAGCATGAATGCCAGCTCTTGAGCCTTCTGGTTGTCTTCCTCGGCAGTGCTGATGGAGAGCTTCAGATCAAAGTTGCCGGCCAGGTCATCACGCTTCACCGTGACGAATTCCTCGTCGGTGATTCGGATGACTTCCTCATCAGAAAGGAAGACGGCATTCATGCTGATGATCTTGCGGCCAATACGAATGATGCCTTCTGCCAATCGGCGAAGGATTCCAAGCTCACGCTTGCTGGCTGCATCGAGGGCACCGCGGATACCTGCAGCTACATCACCCAGAGCCTGGGCAGAGATGCCGGCATTGTACGACTTCACACCGGTGAAGCTCTCGGCCTCACCATTCTGCAAGGTGAGCATGTTGTAGGCTGACTGGGGGATCTCCGGGTAGGTGTGCTGGAATACTCCAAGGCGCGGATCGACACTGCCGTTGTATTCGTAGTCCAGACCCTTCTTGTATTTCATCGAGTTGGACGTATCCAGGAAGTCCTTCCGCATACCGGTTTGGCCGGCTGCAGACTTACCCATGAGATCAATCATGCCGCGAGTAACCGCGCCAATGATCAACTGGTTGTCCAGGAGCAATTCACCATCCGGTTCGCCATAGACGGAACCACGGACAGGCATCAGAGATACAAACTCAAAGGGCAGTTTCTTATCTGGGAACGGAGACTTCTCCATGCGGATGAGTGTTCCATTTACCCATGTGGCAACAATGGGCTGGACTATGCCTGAGCCATCGATATCCCAAGATCCCCAGTATTCGGAGGCTATGAATTTGGTCCTTGGCTCGTCCTTAAAATTGAAATTGCTGTTGTCCTTGCTGGTTTCAAAATCAGGTTGATTCAGTGGAGAGGCCGCGTTGACATTGATCTTGTCGAGGTTCTTGTAGATGCCTGTTTTTTCCAGCGCGGACTTCGATGTCTCAAAGTCGAATATGACAAAATTAGCCTTGTCAGTGTCACCGTTGCAGGACGGATCGATGATGACATTCCTGCTGCTGCACACGAGAACAGTCGGCTGATTCTTTGTTTCAATGGTTCTTTCTTCGATGGTCACACCGGTCTGCTCGGCAATTACCGTGGCACCGGTGGTGAAGAACATCTCCATGGCCTTCTCAACACCCGGGTTCACATACTGGGCATACTGATCAGGATTGACCTGCTTCAACTGAGCCAGGGCCATATACTGTTGAGCTACCTGACCGGTGACATCCGGAATGAACTCATAGACGGGAACTTCCTCTTCAATGATCTCTTCTTCAGTTTCCCAGCCGGTACGCACAATGACTGTGCCTTCGTCGACTGCAGCCCGGACAAAGTCATCGATGAACTTGACCTTGCCCAGCTTGGTATTGAATTGGTGATTGAGAACCAGCTGGTTCTGAGCAGCTGCCTTTACATCTTTGGCAGTGACTGGATTGATGTTGTACAGATCATCGGTACTGAGGAAAGGTTCGGTCAGTGCCGGATATCTCCATTCGGCCTGCTTGCGGATAACCTTGGGTTGGACATTGGAACGACCCTTCACCGGAGTAAGTTTGGCCTTACCAGTGATATGCAGGTTTTCTACCCAAGTATCTATCTTGGCCTGCTGGACATCATGCTCCAATTTGGCATCGTCGTAGTTCTGCTTCAGATCCGCCAAGGTAGGTGGATTCTTCCATCCTGTATCAATGCCAACATTGTCTGTACCTACGGTTGTCTCTTCAGCCATTATCAGTCACTTGTCCATTAATGTAAAATTAATCTCTGGTGAAGATAACCGCTTAATTTTTAAATAGCAACCTGTTCTAGGAAATTAATACCAGTTTAATGTAATTAATGGCGCATTCAGGGTGAATACAGTAGTTTGTTTCCTTAATTGCAGTTGAACGTGTCGGATCATGCCGACACATAACCACTCACCATTAGGGAATACATTCATGTCGAAGAAGAGGAACACCGTCACGAAACCCACAGCAGAACAGCAGCAGTACACCCCGCGAACAATCCCAATCTATCCGAAGAATCCTTTGCAGCAGCACTACCTGCGCTGCATGATGGAATCACCCATCACCGTGGCTACCGGTTATCCGGGTACAGGAAAAACTTACCTGCCGGCACGTCTGGCAGCGACCATGCTCAAGGAAAGAAAGATCAGCAACATCACCCTGGCCAGGCCCAACGTGTCATCGTCGAAGTCGATGGGTTTTTACCCGGGAACCAAGAATGAGAAGATGATGAACTGGTTGGCTCCCGTGCTCGGAGCATTGAAGGAAGAGTTCCCACCGCGGATACTCGAGTTCATGTGCAAACCCGAAGTCGGTCAGATCTCCATGTGTCCATTGGAGCTGGTAAAGGGTATGAGCTGGGATGACACCTTCGTCATCGTGGACGAGGCAGAGGATCTTACNATTGCAGAGATCAAGGCCATCTTGACCCGGATCGGTACGGANTCCAAGATTGTGCTCTGTGGNGATACCNAGCAGACAAACATTGCTCGACCGGGATTACAGATCCTGNTGGATATGATGACGAGNGATAGGCGCCTGAATAANCTGATCGGCTTTGTGGACTTCAATGATCCCAGTGGGATTGTCCGATCGCCGGCATGTAAAGAAATCATCCTGGGTTTTGAACGTGTAGGGATGTGAACCAATAACAATAAACTGTGAGAAGCATAATGCGTGGAACAATACTGGACGAAGCCAAAACCATCATCAATGGTGAGCGTCAGGACACCAACGGGAATCCCGAGGATTCATTCAAGACCATCGCGGATTTCTGGTCTACGTACATCAACGGGAAATTCGGTGTGTATGTCGAGCTTGAGCCGAAGGATACAGCCTTGATGATGACTCTGTTCAAGATTGCCCGGGAAACACACCAGGGCAAGAAGGACAATCTGGTGGATGGTGCAGGGTATCTGGGAATAGCTGGAGATTTCCCGGAGAACTGATGCAGAACAAATGCTCCCTCCATCGAGGGAGCATCTTTATATTTTTATATCTGTAGCTTTTTATCTATCTTATCCAGCTCTTTCTGCTGGGAACCAAGGATATTACCTACNGCCTGCCTNAATGCCAGATCGTTGGCCTTGATCTTGGCCACCATATCCGGAATGGATATGCCTCTGTTTG